CGTCAGCCATTTTTCCAGGTCGCCCACAATCTCCGGCAGCGCCTGGAGAACCGCCGCGCCCATGATCTCCTTCGCCCTTAACAGCGACATCTCAAACGCCTTTTTCGCCGTCTCATTATTCCATTTTCCCTCGTTTTTCATCGTGGAGACAAACGTCTGCATCGTCTCGGCCACCGCCGTCAGAACGGCGTCGTTGGCCCGGTCCATATACTTGTCCAGCGCCGCGTTTTTCGTCCTGGCCTTCAGCCAGTCCCACAGCGCCTTCGTCACCACCCCCAGCGCCGCCACAACGGCCGGTATCAGATAAGGCGCGACGATCTCAAAGAACTGTTTCATATGTACCTCCTTAGTATGTTGATTGTTGAATTGATGGACTAGATTAGCGTCGAGGCATAGTAAGTATTTATCGGCGTGAACACATCAGCCGGTGTTGCAGAGAAGATGTTGCGAGAGTCAATAGCGTTGCTTAGATACTCAAACTTTTCGGGCATCATCCTGTAACCTCCAACCTCCGCTTCGCTTGTGACAAAACCATGAAGCGTAAATTCATACGCAGTACCGCTTTTTGCCACATTATCCAGCACACTGTCGATATCCGCATCTGCGATATCTCCGTCTGTATTGTAGTAGACAAAGTTAGCCTCTGTAGGGTTGTATAATATAGACGTTAAGCTGGTGTATGCATGCGCCCACAGAGGACGGTCAGAGATATACATTTTATTGAATACACTTTTTGACGCTTCAGGTATTACGCCTCCATTGGGATTAACAAAAAAGCGTGCGCCGTTGTAATGTCCGTGTGCAATTAACGCTTCCTGCGCCAGCCTTAATTCAGAAAGAACCGTAGCGTCGTCTACCGAACTGAGATTGACATGATTGTGCGCATGTGAAACCATCAAATGACCATATTCAGCCATCTCATTGATTTGATCCCATGTCATGTATCCTGATGTTCCGACTTTGTTTGTGATAATAGCGCAAACCATCCTTAGTTTCGGGTATTTCTTTAAGATTGGAAACGCTATATCATAGACGCTGTCCAAGCCATCATCACACCACATGATGACCGATGGAGTGGCTTTAACAAATTGAATAGCGTCCACCCTGACGGTTGCCGTTACATCTGCTTTTGCATTAACCGTAAAATTAAAATTGTCGCATAACTCAAGCGCTGGCGCACTGCTTCCTTTCATCCAATAAACGGGTGACGGCAGAATGATTGTCCGCCATTCTGTGTCGGTGTCGCCAGAGGGTAGCTTATATGTATATCTGTACGCAAACGTGTGTGTTGAACCAACAGACGCTTGCCATAATTTAAAGATTATTCCTGTTGTCGCGTTTAAATTTGCGGGATCGCTAAACTTAATCCTGACCCTTATGTAGCTTGCATTGAATATTTGGCGAGGGTAGATTGGAGCTTTAACATAGGCGTTTCCTGATGTTGGGGTTGTAATCCTGACGCTCGACGTGCCGTATGTATGGTCTGAATCGGCGAGATCAATATCTTTATCGGCCTCAGCTACCCACCCCTCATCCGCTCCCATAGTCCATAGTATGGTGTCCTGAATAAACGGCGTTGTTCTCAATGAACCGTCGAACACATTTCGGTTTTCAAGCTTGTTCTGGTAGTCCACCAATTCGCTGATTGCCTGCCTGCTATTGTTTTTGATTCTTTTCATTGCATCTCCCTACCCGACATAACAGTCGTAATAGATTACCGAAAGGGTCGATTCCGCGCCTGGGGCGATGGCGCGGAAATTTTCTATTTCGTGGCGGGATTGGAGGAGAACGGTCTCTCCGGCGGAGACGGGCATGCCGGCGGAGGCCGTCGGGTCGGAGCCGTCGAGCCAGATGCGGATGTCGGCGCTGGTGTGGATTTCGGCGGCATTTGCGGCAAAGGGGATCGGGGATGCGAGCCCGGCGGAGGCCGGGCCGATCGTCATTGTCTGGTGCCCGCAGGATATCGGTGAGAGCGAAGCCATGTGTTTGCCTCCTGTCAATTATTCCTTACCTGACTCTGCCCGCTTCCCTGACCCGGATCGCCGCGCTTAAAATCGTGACGGTCGTGTCGGCGGACGTGCTGCTGAAGATGAGCTTCAGCCAGGTATAGCCTTTTGCTCTTATTTTTATGCGGTGGGTCTTCATCCGGCCGCCGGCCTCCAGCGGGCCGACGGTCTGCTCTGTGCCGGGGGCGGAGCAATTGTCGGTCAGAAGCGCGACGCCGACGGACGCGCCGTCCTCCTGCTTCGGCACGACGTACAGCTCGTCCGTGTACTTGCGCACGTAGTTTTTACCGAAGGACTCGGCGCCGGATTCCCAGTAGCAGTCGATCACGGCCCCGCAGTCGTGCCGGCAGGCGTGGGACAGGTGGCGGATGTAGCCGTCGGCGGTGCCGTAATAGACCTCGTCCCCGTAGACGATCATGCATACCGCCGGGAAATCGCGGTAGACGTACCACGCGCCGTTTTCCGTGTTCTGGACGACGGCGGCGCCGCCGCTGCCGACGACGTAATACTCGCGGCCGATCTTGTCGTAAAACGTGAGCGCCGTCGTAAGGTCAAGCTCCCGCAGGGTGGTCTCCACCTTCCGGGATATCCGCCGGGCGTTCCTCTGGTCGGAGGTGATGCCGCCGCTTGTGGTAGTGGCGACCCACTCGTAGATCGACCGGCCGTCCAGGGTGCGCGGGTGGTTTTCCACCAGCCGGGCCTGCCCGTACCCGCTGCCGCCGATGCCCTTGTTGATCGTCTCCACGTAAAACGCCGCGGTCAGCGCGCCCGTGACCAGCGTGAGCTGCCCGTACCGGATTCTGTAAGCGGAGCCGTCCTTGAAGGCGAGAAGGTCGTTGTAATGGCGCAAAAGGTCGTACAGCGGCGTGTTGGCGTCGCCGATATGGACCACGTTCAGCTCGGGGAAATACTCCGCCGTCGGCCTGCCGTTATAGTCGAGGCCGCTGTAGAACGTCTTGTTTGAGCCGTCGCCGTAGAGGAACACCCTGTTGTCGTTTTCCCCGTTGTAATACTCCGCCAGCGTCATCGCCTCGATCTGCGCCCGCCCGCTCGACCCGGCGCTGTAGCCGATCTCAATTGAGCTGACACCGGATGCCGGCGCGGCCGAGAGCGTCACCGTCCCGCCCAAGAGGTCAGACGACGTTATGGCAAGGGGCTCGCCCGAGGCGACGGCCTTTGCGTAGTCGACGCTGGCCAGGTTCTTCTCCGGCAGCTGGAATGTCGCGCGGGAGCCGTCCGGCGAGAACCGGACGCGGCGTCCTGCGCTGAGGAGATTCACCTGCTCGTTCTCCGTGCCGCCGCCTTCGGGCGGTACGCCCGTCCTGACAAGGGGCCGGTACCCCTCCACCTCGTGGAGCGCCGTGCCGTCCCAGACCTTGTACTCGGAGCCGTTGAGCATATAGAGCCTGGAGTCGAAGCCGAAGAAATAAACCCTTCTGTCCGTGTTCAGATACCCGACGAAGGTTTTCGTCCACTCCCCGCCGGCCTCGGACAGCTGCCACAGCCTGCCGTCGCACGCGGCGCAGATAACCTCCGCCGTCCCGACCCGCCCGGACCATATCCCCCGCACGGGGCTAGGCCCGGACTCGGAGGCGATGGACAGGCGGAAAAATTCCCAGGTATACGTGGAATTCATAACCCTGCCGTCATACCAGAAGAGCGTCCCGCCGTCGGACTGCCAGGAATTGTCCGGATACGCGCCCTCCGGTCCGACGGCATAACCCAATAAGACCGGGCCTTTCGAATAGGTGGTGACGTAATAAACGCCCGTGTAATCCGTCCGGCTGACCACGTAGCTGCCGCCCGCGTCGTATGTCATCGTGACAAGAGAATCCCCGTCCGTCGTATAAACCGTCCCGGGATTTGCGGGGCTGACGGTTCTCTGCGGGCCGCCGACATTTGCAACGGCGCCCGCCATATAGCCCCAGCTGAAGCCGCTCAGGCTCCCTGCGGGCAGATAGCCTGAATCGACGGTATACGTATTGTAGCTGTACTGCGGAACGGAGGAGACAACGCAGGTCCACTTGTTCCACCTGTACTGCTGCACGCCGCCTATAATGCCGGAATCATAGACGCAGCCGCCCAGCATGTAGATGACGCCGTTATCGTCCCGGTAATACTCGCCCTCATGGCCTTCGGCATTGCCGTAAGTCACCGTTGCAGGCGTCCCCGAGATGGACGGCAGGCCGTCGTCTGTGATCTGGACGAGTGGATAGACCTGGAATTCCGCCGTGGATTCGATTGTTTCCGTCAGCAGCACCGTCGGCTCTTCGGCAACCTCCAGGGCGTAATCGAACAGCAGGTTGGCGATGTTCCGCGTGCCGGGCCGCTTCTGCAGCTTGTTGTTGTTCGTAATCTTAAAGTTCCGCATAACGGCCGCCTCGCCCGGCCGGAGCCCCGCGTCCCCCTCCGGGTTTTCGTTGACGCCCAGCCATTCCTCGATTTTATAAATTCTATCTGACATACGTATCGCCTCCAAAAGCAGAGGGACGATTCTCCTGCTCTCCGTAAACGTCGCAAATTGGCTCGAATTCACACGGCGCGTTCCGTAACAGCTTCAGGCACTCGGCGTACCGGTGGGCGTGCCAGGCGGCCACTGCCGGGTTTTCCTCCGCCAATAGCCCGGCGGCCAGCCCGTAAGGCAGCGTACCCCGCGCCAGGCCGTCGTCGAGGTCCACGGTGTCGGCCGCCTGCGCGATTGAGACAGGCAGCGGCCTCCGGCCCGACGGTGCGTTTTTATGCGCGCTGAACTGGTACAGCTCCACGGACAGCACGTTGATGAGCGGGACCGCCCGCGCCATGTAATCGGCCGCGTCGCCGGCGTCAATGTCCGCCAGCGCCATAGCCATGTCGAATACCTGCTGCACCGTCGTAGCCATGCTGTTACGCTCCTCCCTACGCTAACCTTATATATTCCGCGATGGGGGAATTGACGATATTGGGGGCGGAGCCGTAGGCGCGGAGCGTCTGGCCGACGGATACGGCGACGGTGGCGGAATATGTCAGCGCGCCGGGATTCGTCTTCGGGTTCGACCCGTCCAGGGTATATCTGACGGCTGTGGCGCCGTTGCAGGTAATGGTGACCCGGACGTGCCCCGACAGCGTCGGGACGGGCAGCATGCCGCTCTGGGCGTGGACGTAGATGCCGTTCACCTTGGCGTCCAGTACGAAGGAATCATGGTAAAAGCGGCACTCGCCCACGTCGGCGTCGTAGCCCAGCGGGTTTTTCTGGACGCGGAGCGTCTTGAGCTTCATGGGGTCGACGGTGGCGTCCCTGTATTTGATGATGAAGTTGATGCCGGGCGGCAGGAAGCTGTCGGCGACGGGCACGATGTCCATGCCGTCGATGCGGCCGACGACGCCGTTCTTGACCGACTCCTCGCCCAGCTTGTCGATGCTGACGATCTCTTTGGAGAGCTTTGTCTCGATGTAGACGGACTCTGCAATGAACAGCACGCGGTTCTTCTTCGGCACCAGGTTGTTGTTCATGGCGGCGCCGGCCGTCATGATGGCGCGCATTACCGTGTTGCTGGTGAGGGCGGTGGGGTTTAAAAGGCCGAGACCGGCGCCGTTTGCCCATTTATTCAGCCGGTAGATGTCGATGGCCGGCGTGCACACCTCGTCCCAGTTGGACTTGAGCTGCTCGTTGCAGTGCTTGATGTTGAACTGGTCCTCGGCGTTGCCGTGGTCGATGGAAAAGGTGAACGCCTTGTCCTGGCTCATGGTTAGCGTCTGGACTGTGTCGCCCAGCTCGGAGACGGCGCCGAATCGCCCGCCGGCCGAGGAGCGGTTGTAATCGCCCAACGTGACCTTGTCCACCGTGTAGATTTTGATGCTCTGCGCGCCGTCAAAGTCGTACTTTTTCCCGGCGTACGCGTCGGTGACGGACTGCCCCTTGAAACGCTCCGCAATAAGCGGCGAGTATTTTGCAGTGAGATTTACTGACATATTGATTTTCCTCCATTTTCAGCCGTTGTACCAATCTTCCGTGATGGCGTCGCGGGGCTTCACGCCGTCCAGGGACGAGCGCGAGCCCGCCGACCTCGACTTGTTTTCCGTGGCTTTTTGCGCCGCCCGGTTCTCCAGGCGGAGCTTTTTCAGTTCCCAGGCCTGATATGCGGCCAGCAGCGTCCTGCCGCCGGCGACCGCCTGCCAGACTTCCGGCGGGATGGTCCGGGGGTCGACATCCGTACCGT